TCTGTAGACATAACACCAGCAGATGATCCGCCGTGCTTGTAGTCAAAGGTATAACCAGTAAGCTGTTCTACTTTTGCGACTGCATCAGTGACTTGTTCTACATTCTCCTTGAGTCGCGGATCGGATGCGATAGTCGTAGAGAAGGCAACAACGTCGCCATCAACGTGCAAGTCGCCGTCGGACTCAAGCCGCATGTCATTTGCACCGTTGACGTAGAAGTCAAGCTGCGTATTGTTTGTCCATGCGATATAGTCGGTGCTATCGAGGCCAATGTTGCCGGTGGCGTACACTGTTCCTGCCACGGTTGCTGCACCGCCGATTGCTGTCACGCCGGAGCCTTTACCCGACAGATTGAGATCAATGTTAGTGTCTCCGCCTGTAGCCGTAATAGAAGGACCGTTGCCTGTGGCGGCGTTAGTGACGTCAATCTGATTTACTGCAGACGAAGTAGTTTGGAAAATGATTTGCTCATTCCCGTTTTCGTCACCAATAAAGTGTGCATCGTCAATCAAAATGTTTTGCGAGTTTGTATCTAAGTTTCCGCCAAGCTGCGGGCTTGTGTCAGTAACTATGTTGATCGCAGTAAGATCAACTGTTGCAAAACTTAGTGTGCCACTGCCGTTTGTTTGCAAGAACTGGTTTGCACTGCCGTCAGCCGTAGGATGAGACAGCCCGTCAATGACTACTGCGCCCGACCCTTTGGGGGTCAGTGTCAAGCCAATGTTGGTATCATCACCTGTAGCTGAAATAGACGGGGCACTTCCCGTCGCAGCGTTTGTGACATCAATCTGATTGACCGCAGATGAAGTGGTCTGAAAGATAATCTGCTCGTTGCCATTTTCATCGCCAATGAAATGCGCGTCATCGATCAAAATGTTGTGTGAGTTTGTATCTAAGTTGCCAGCCAACTGCGGTGTGCTATCATTAGACAAGTCAGTGTCAACTGTGGCATACGAAAGAACGCCCGACCCGTTAGTCTGCAGAAATTGTCCGTTCGTTCCGTTCGATGACGGAAGCTGGAATGTCACGTTGCCGCTGTAAGCAGAGTGTGGCGGTGACTGGACAGTAACTTTGTGTGCGTTGCTGCTTTCGCAGAAAAAATCAATGGCTGCAACTGCGCCACTGCCGGAACGAATCTCAACTTTTGCATCCTTGATAGTCGTGCCCGCAGAAGAGCCATTGCCGCCTGCGTTCATCTGCCCGACTTGGAATGTTCCCGAATCTTGCAACTTGGCAGGAGTAACAGCATCATCTGCCAGCTTGGCCGTGGTGACGTTTGCGTCAACTATGCCAGCAGTAGCAATCTGCGGTCCCTCTCCCGTCGTGCCATCGTGCGAGTGCCCAGACGAGCCATTAAATGCAGACTGGACAGCATCAAACTCGCCGTCAAGATCGGATGCGTTGATTACGTTTCCGTCTGCGATATTGTTACCAGTATCGTTTCTGGTGTAACCTGTACCCATTTTTTATCTCCTCCCGTAGGTCGCAAATTCCAAAGTTGCAGCGTCTACGGTAAATACTGCATCTGTGGTGGTTCCTGTCGTTTCGTATACGAGAGAAACCGAAGTTCCGGAACCAACAGTCTGTACATCAAATACAGTGTTCGGCTTACTCCCGAAAGTGGATGTTCCGAATGTACCGGAACCGTATGTAATTACTGTGCCCGCCTCGTTAGACAGCGTAGTGCCTTCGGGCTGAACAGATTCGGGCTGATCAAAGTCGTACTTCAGTGAGAACTTCAAATCCAGTACGCCGTTAACATCCACATACGTCGTGCCTTTATATATGGTCTTACGCACATTAGGATCACTCAATGGAACAAACGGAGTGGCAAACGTCGCCACAATGTTAGACCCCGAAAAAGTGTTTCCCTGTTCCATCTGATATACGAACCCATCACTACCCCCGAAGTAGATTTCTTCTGCGGACCCACTGTACTCTGACGTTACGCAGAATACTTTGAACCCTCTAAGTTCGTTAAAGGCCACACTGTCCTGCAACTGTGTGGCGACTATTCCCTTGGAAGCGTCATTTGTTGACGCCGATCTAAATCCAAAAATCCTGTATTGACTCTTCTCTCTAACTACTGTACTAGCAAATGTGGTGCTATTAGATACAAGGTCAAGAATCTCCTCTTGTATAGTCTTCGACACAGCAGCGAGACTAAAGTCTCCAATCTTGTCAGTGGCAGAAAACAGTCTGAGTCCATCCGGACCCAAGAACATGATATCGCCGCCTATTTCCTGTACAGTATCTTCAGCTACCGCGCCTAAATCGCGGGATACAGGGACCAGTTGAAAGTCTGCTTGGCTGGACCCTGCCAGCCTGTGAATGGTTGTTTCTCCGAATATAATAAGCTGATCTCTAAAGACAATAAGATCAGTCACAGTATCTGCTACGTTTATTATACCACCACCACTTGCCGGTGTAAAGTCATCATCCTCGTAGGGTGCCGAAAAAACTACGTTTTCTCCGTTGGCTAAAAAGATATGGTTCTTAAAATTGACTGCGTGTGATGCGCCCGACGTATCCGCTGGAAGGCTAGAAAGCTGCGAAAAGACTGATCCAGTGAACCTAAAGGGCTTACCGGTGCCATCAACTGCAAGCAGCTTTTCTGTGCCGTCGAAGTTGTACTTTAGAAAACGCACCCTGCCACTACCGCCAAGGGTTACACCCGCACTGCTGTATGTGGCGTTGTCACTGATAGATGTCCACCCACTTCCCGTTGACCGAAACAGATCGTTGCCACGGGCTGCATAGACGTGGTTGCCGTACTTAATAAGTCCGCGAATGTTGCCACTATTGCTGACAGCAGCGGTATCAAACTTGGCGTATCCTTCTACTCTGCGATACCCGCCGAATACCGACGGCTCGTAATTAACCAGTACACGTGCTGATCCCGGAGCCTGTATACCCTGCTGGTAGGGTGACAGGTTACTGATCAGACCGCCCTTAAACTCAAAGGGATATGTCTGCCAACGATCCGGCATTACACCGCCCGTGCGTAAATATTTTCGTTCACAAGAAGCGTACGCATTTGTTTTACACCACTGTCAAATTTACGAAGAGCAAGCTGCGCCGACTCTAGATTGTCTCTAAACATGTAGGCGTGATACATAGCGCCATCCACGATTACGTGCTTGAAACGGAACGGGATTGTGGGGACATCATCATGAAGAGATAGATCGGCAGGGAACATAAAGAATTCGTACTCGACGGTGTATGCCTTGTCGGGCATAGGCGCAACAATCAAGTCACCATCTTGAGATCGAACTACATATTCCGGAACGGAGCCTTTGGTGACATCTGTCTCAAATTCTTGATCTATGTACTTAGACAGGTATTCTGAATAACTAAGCACACCCAGCTTACGTCCTTCTCCTAACGATAAAGCCGCGTTACGTTGAATTCGAACGGTATCCAAGTCTGCGTACTTTGCCTCATCCGGAAGAGGATATCGCATCTCCCCAGCAGTCAAAGTAAGTTCGTCCGTATTGTGATTAAACTGCCAGTTGAAGTGCTTCTGATTAACATCACGAACTGCAGCGTTAATGCTGTCTTTAATTTGAGAATAGAATCCCGTCGATGTTGCAAAAGTAGTAGATGAAAGTTCTGTCTCATTCAACCGACGACACACCTCGTTGACCAATGCTAAGTAATCGTAAGCCATTATCTACTCTCTATAACCCGCAGTCGAATCTCTTGTTCTAACTGCGTTTGATCGCTGGCCGTGACGGCGCATGTGATTTTGTAGGTAGTGAAAGCAGTACCACTACCTAACACGATAGTGGCAACTGTGGTGGTGTTTGTAGCACTTACGCGCTGCAGTCCGTTGACTATTTCCGCATCAGTCCACGTCTCTAGGTTACCATCAGCATCGCGCACTTTCCAAGTGACACTAGATATGGTGTTCAGTCCCAGTGCGTTCTCCCAATCAACAGAATAGTCTAACTGTTCGTCCGGGTCTTTATCGGGCCATTTCAAAGCCATTACGCAGCCTTCCTTCTTTGTGCAGCCTTCTCGCTTGGGATTATCTTTAGGGTACGCTGTCTGCTGTAGTTAGACGCAACGAATGTAGTTACCACGCCGGTTTCTGTAGTGCTGTTAACAACGCCTGTGCCGGAAACACTGGCTAAAGCCTCAGTTACATGTAGCGTAAGTGTACTTACACTGCCCGTAGCAAACACACTTGGAATTATATTCTCAGCGAGGTCTTCCGTTACCTGCGGTTCGACAGTTCCAATAGCGCCCGTAGCAGATGCGGAGTCTATCGTGAAGTTTGCGATTGCGATAAAGGTTAATCCACCCCCTATCGCTCCTGTAGCCGATACTCCCGTTACAGCTTCTGTTGGCTGTGACTCTACTCCACCACATACAGCCGTACCGGATACCCCGGATAGAGTGACGGTGTTGCTGTGTGTGATAACACCTATTCCGCCAGTAGCGTTTACGCCCGGAACAGCTAGGGTATTAAAGGTCTTTGCAAACGGCCTGTTACCCTTGTTAAGAGTAAAGGTCGCTGAAACACCAACAACCGCCTTGCCTACTGCAGCGTTGACTGCTGTAATCTGCCCTGTTCCCGAAACAGAATTAAGTGCCTCTGTAAGATTCGGTGAGACAGTCCCGATTGCACCTGTACCTTCCACACCTGTAGGCTGTGCATTAGGCTCAATGACGTGTATGCCTGTGCCCGCTGTAATTGTTGCAGACACACCAACAAGAACTTCACTGATGTCAATCTCAAACCCACCGGCAGAAACAGGTTCCACAGAGGTAGTAGCAAGGAATGACGGTACATTAACAGTGGGAGAAACATCCCCGTATA